CAGAACGGGATCGACAGGAGCGCGGTGCCGCCCAGGCGCAGCGTCAGCCCACCCGTGGGGGTCAACGTGATGGGCCCGCCAGCTTCGTTGTAGACGCTGACCAGCGCGTTCTGCGCCATCGAGGGGATGGTGAAGTTGCCGAACAGCACGCAGCATTGGCCGCGCTTGTACTCAACGATTGCGCCCAGGTCTTTCCAGCCCACTTCGATACTGTTGTAGTAAAGGTAGCCCTCGTAGCCCGTCTCGACAGCACCAACCCCGCCGCCACCGGGGGTGAAGATCGCGCCTCCACCTTCGTTGATGTGGAGGGCTGCAATGATGCCGCCCCCATAAACCGAAATGGTGCCGCGGTGCTGTGCAGCGAAGAAGGCGTAGCCCAACTGCATGCGGTACAGGACATTGCCCGATGCTTCACCGACGCTGATCTGCTTGGCGTCGGCGGCGCTGCCGGGGGTCGTATTCGGGACCACGCCCAGCTTGCCGCCGTAGTCGCTGGCGGCGGTGCCGAAGGTGACGTTGGTCGTCTGCCACGCCCGCATGACCTGCGTCTCGACGTTGGCCGCGAGCACGCTCAACATGAAGCCTGCGTTGTTGTTGTCGCCGCCGTGGAGGACTCGCCATGTAGGCCCAAGGTTCACGGTGGCCCAACCCAACCTGATGCCGCCATGGGGCGTGAAGACGCCGCCACCGGAGTCGTGGAAGGCGCTGAAGTAGGGGTTGCCGACGCCCGCGTCGCCCAGGCTGACGGTCAACAGGTTGGGGCTGACGGCGTTGAGGTTGTTGCCGACAGCGAGGCGCCCGGCGCTGTTGAGATACATGCGCGGGGTGGGCGCGAAGCTGCCACCCGCTGGCAGTGTGTCGTTGTTGTAGAAGACGATGTTGCCGCCATGCATCTGGATCATCGCGGACGTCGTCACGGTAGCGTCAAGCTGCCAGTTGCCGCCACCGATGGGCTTCGCGCCCGCGTTGAACTGCAAGCCCCCAGCCCCAGGCAGTTGCCCGATGTGGCCCTTGATCGCGCCGTCGCCGTCGATGCGAAGCGCCGCGTTGTTGCCGCCGAACTGGAACAGGTTGGTGAGCAGCAGCGGCAGGCCGAAGCCCGTATTGATCGCCAACTGGCCGGTCATCGTGCCACCGGCAATCGGCACGTAGCCCCCGACTGGGGGCGGCGGGATCGGCACCCCGGCCACCACCAGGGCGCCCCCGATGACGACGTCGCCGGTCACCCCGAGACTGCCGCTGAAGCCGCTGTCGCCCGTGACGTCGATGCCGTCGGGGCCGATCACGGCAGAGCCGAAGACGTTGATGCCGTTGGCCGTCCAGGACTGCACCGTCGTGCCCAGGATCGACATCGACACGACGCCCGTGCCCTCGCGCCACAGGCCTGAACCAGTTTCTGCGCTGAAGGCGAAGGCGGGCAGGGCTTCGGTGCCGTCGGCCAGCCGGAAAGGCGCCACCATGCCGCCGCTGCCGTAGCGGTCCAGGCTGTTGGTGATCGCCTGGGCTACATCGTCCATCGTCGTGTTCGCCCAGGCCGACGAAATGACGGTGTTTGGGACGACGGGCGGCAGGGGCAGGGTGTAGTTGCCGGTGATGCTGCGGGGCATTTTCGTCTCCAGTAATTACTGACGCAGGGCCGCGATGATCGCGGTGCGGACCCGGTCACTGTACGGTGCCAGCAGCCGCTGCAATTCGGTGCGCCCCAGCGCGAGGTTGGTCCCGGTGCGGCTGTAGAGCGCCGCCGCTGGCAGGCCCGCCACGAGGCCCGACAACAGGTGCGGGATGCTCTGCATGGCCGCACGCCCAGCGGTCTGGCTGTCGGCCACCGTGGGCGTCGTCAGTTCGACGGCGCGACTGATCAGCGGATCGTCAGCCGTGCGCGTGACGTCGGTGCCTGCCTGCTTCGCCATCGCCTTCTCAAGCGCCCGTGGAGTCGCCAGCCGATCAGCGCGGGTGCTCGCGGCCTTGTTGACCGGGATCAGGTTGCGGTAGGCCCGGTTGGCCGTCCGCAGCAGATGCACATGCTCGGGCGCCATGCCCTGCTCCAGGCCCCCGCGCAGCGCCAGCTTGATATCGACCAGCGCCCCCGACAGGGCGCGATCCGACGGCGAAGCCATGTGCCCGCTGTAGTCGCGTGCCAGCTTGCCCAGTTCACTGTCCAGGGCCTTGAGGCCCTGCCCGTCGAGGGCCGCGTAGTTGGCGAAGTTGTTGTCCCACAGGCCTTGCAGCGTCCTGACGGCGTCGGGCGTCAGTTGCGGGTTCTGCACCGCACGGTTGTAAGCTGCGGCTGCATCCATGATCCCTTCGGGGTTGGCGCGCAAGTGCGGCACCGCCGCGTCGTACAGCGCCGACGCCGCTTGGTTGGCGTTGCGAATCACCTCGCCGCTGTTGCGCCCGGCAGGCAGCGGCGTTTCAGCCCCAAGGCCAAAGGCCCGGTTGACCACGCGCCCCTGGACATCCTCGACGCCGCGCCGCTGCGCGTTCTGGATCACCTCGCCCGCCACCGGCACGCTGGTCAACTTCTGCTCCATCGCATTGACGGCGCGGTTGCCGGTGGCCTGCCCAGGCGTCAGGTAGACGCCCTGATCCATCAATTCGGTGGCCTCCCGCGTGGGCGCCATCACGCCCCGGGTGGCCGCATGCAGCACGCCGCCCAGGCCACCGCCCAGGGCTGCTTGGCCCGCCTTCTTGAGCAGGAAGGTGCCGGTGTCGTCGCCCGCATCGGTGGGCGCCAGCGCAGCCTGGAGCGCACCGCTGCCGACGGCCCCCGACATGCCCGTGCCGCCCGTCAGCAGGTTCATGGGGCTGGCGACGTTGCCCGCCATGCGGGCCCAATCGACGCCTTCGGGGGCCTTGTACTCAGCGTCCCGCTGCTTGACGTAACCCTCCATGTCGCCTTCGATGCCCAGGCCCTTGCGGATCGCGCCAGGGACGCCCGTGCGCTCCATGATCTGAGCGGCGCCCACCACCGGGTCCATCATCCCGGTGCCGATGCGCGAGACACGGTCCTTGACGACGTCCCACTGATCCTTCGGAGGCTCGGGCGTCTTGGGCGCACGCGATGCGTTTAAACGCCCTTGCAGGTCTTCCTGTGTCGTCCCTTCCGGGACGTTCTGAATGATCGTGCCATCAGGCATGCGGACGTCCATGACTCACCTCGACTTCGGCAGCGAGTTGAAGTCCACCACGGCGCCAGCAGGCGCCGGGGCGGGGGCGGGGGCCGCGCCTGGGGCTGCGGGTGCTGCGGGTGGCTGGAGCCCGGTGCGCTCGGCCACGGCCCGGTTGGCGGCTTGACCCCAGCGCGAGCGGGCGTCGTCGGCGTAGGCCCTGGCGCCCTGCAACTTCTGCATGACCAGTTCGATGTCGTCCTTGTCGGGGTTGATCAAGAAGCCCTGGGCGCGGTGCGCTTCGCCCTGCGACTGCGCCGCGCCGTACAGACGCGACATCTCCATCGCCGCGTCACGCACGAAGTTGACCCGCAGCGCCTTGGCATCCGGGGTCATGCCCACCGCCGTCTGCACGGCTGACTTGCCCATGATGCCGGGCACCCAGTCGGCGGCTGTCGCGCCGAAGCCGAAGGCCGTCGGGTTGGCCTTCACCTTGTCGAGCATGGTCGAGGCGCTGGCAGCGGCCTGGGCCAGTTCCGTCGTCGCCGTGACGTTCTTCTCGTGCTGAACCTTCGGGATCACAGAGCCCTGGTGCGGTGCGTACTGGGGCTGGCCGTTGGCGTCGAAGCCCGTGCGGACCCAGGCAGCACCCCGCTTGTCGCGGACAACCTCATTGCCCGTCTTGGAGTCCACACCCTCAAAGTCGGCCTTGCCGGGGCCGCTCGCACCGGCAGCGCCCGCCACGATGCCAGCGGTCATCATCGCCGTGCCGCGCTGGTACTCCCAGCCTTCCTTCTTCAGCCGCTCGATTTCCTTGGCAGCGGCGAGCTTGGCAGCGCGGGTGGCCGCGCTGTCGATCACGCGCTGGTGGGCCGTGATCTGCGCGTTGATCTGCTTGAGCTTCAGTTCCTGCGCGTAGCCCGGGTCTTCGATGAAGCCCGTCTCGGTCATCTGCCCGCCGTGAACCTTCATAGGCTCCTTGGCCGCTGCCGCCTGCTTGAGGAAGTGCCCCTGGACCGGGGCGAAGTCCTGCCCCGCCCGCTGCGCCGCCAGGGCCAGCATCAGTTGGGTGGTCCCGCCCTGGGCCCGCTTGTCGTACGCCGCCTGGGCGCCCGTCATGTCGGGCGGCTTCATGGCCTCCTGCAACTGGCCGTACAGGGCCTGCTGCCGGGCCTCCAGGGGGTCGAGCGCTTCAGAGGCTCCAGGAGGCGCCGCAGGAGGCGCTTGGCTACCAGGGGTGCTTGGCGGTCCCGATTGCGCCGCCACGGCCCTGGGAAGGGCCTGCGCGGGGGCCTGCGGCGGCTGGGGAGGCTGCACGGGCGGCTGGACCGGGGGTTGCGGCTGGACAGGCGGCTGGGGCGGCGCCTGGGGCGGCATCGCCGTCGGCATCGGTGGCCGGTCAGCCTGCTCACCCCGCAGCGCAGCGGCCTGCATCGTCATGCGCTCGCGCCGGGCTGCTTCGGCTGGCGTGACGTTGGGATCGCCGAACAGGTAGGAGAACAGGTCTTGGGCCATGACAGTGTCCTTACTTGCCGACTCCAGAGCGCTCGCGCAGATCGGCGAAGGCCTGATCGCTCTTGCGGGTCAGCGCGGCCTGATCCTCGTCGGCCTGCTGGGCCTTGTAGGCGCCGACGCCCGTGTTGGCGAGCGCGCCCAGCATCTCCAGCGGGTGCTGGGCGACCTGCATGCGCCCGGCGTTACGCATCTGGCCCATCTGCCCGCCCTTGCGAAGCTGCTCGACCAGCGCCCGCTTGCGGGCAATCTCGGCGTGCTGGGGCTGGAGCCCGCCCATCGTCGTCAGGTAGTCGAGCATCAGTTGATCCTGATTCGGCTGTCCGGGCGGCGGCGGCGCGGTGCCGGGCACCTGACCCTGGCCCGCGATGTCGGGGTTGCCGCCCTGCGGCGGCATCGCCCCAGGGCCCATGCCGGGGTTCATCTGCGGGCCCATCGGCTGGCCCATGCCGGGCGGCATCGGGGGCATGCCGCCGCCACCGGCCACGGGGCCAGCCATGCCGGGGATGCCGGGACCGGCCTGCTGCTGGAGCATCTGTTGCAGGTCGAAGGGGAGGGGTTGACCGTTCATGGCAGGACTCCAATTTCTGTGAGGACATCATCGCGCCAGCGGGTGACCAGCGCGTTTACACGGTGCCGCTGCGCGGCGGGGAGGTTCTCGATGCGGCGATGGTTGTCGTCCAGGTAGGCGGTGCAGTCCCAGCAGTCGCGGCTGGTCTTCTCGCCATCCTCGTAGCCTGGAGGCACCAGATCGGGCCGGTGCTCGGCCACGTAGCGCCAGACCATCTCGCGGGTCCAGTCATGAATCGGGAAGCGGTACATCACGCCGTCAACCACGATGCCGTCGTTGGCCGGGTCGCGCAGCTTGTCGTCGTCGCGCTGGCCCCGGTAGATCACCGTCGCGCCCATGCCCCGGCTGGTCTGCTCCAGCGGTTGCCAGATCGCCCGGTTGCAGCACGAGAAGGAGTCCTGGTAGCGAATGTCCTTCGCGCCCCGGATCATCTGCCCCATGAACGTCCAGCGCAGCGGCACGACATCGACGGGGTGGCCGTACTGCTCGATGTCGCGCTCGGTACGCACGCTGACGAAGACGATGGCCGGGAAGGCCTCGCGCACCTTGTTGAGGTAATCGACGGTGCTGCCGTAGGCGCCGTCGGTCAGCACCGAGACGACATGCAGCCCCGGTTCGTCCTGCAACAGCAGCAGGCACGCCAGAGAGTCGAGGCCACCGGAGAACTGGAGGATTTTCATGGTCAGAAGGCCGTCGCCGCAGCGCCCGCGAGCGTGCCGATGCCGCTCATAAGCCCCTGGCCCTGGGCCTGCTTGGCGTTGAAGGCGTCCATCGATGCGTTGTACTGCTGGCCCGCCGCGCCCGAGTAATCGACGCCCCCGGCTGAAGTGCTGGTGTTGAAGTTGCTGAACTGCGGCGAAGCGACCTGCTGCCCCGACATGAAGGCATTCAGTTCGTTGAGCGGCATCTGCCGGGCAAGCTGTTGCTCTCCGATCTGCTGCTGGCGCAACTGGTTCTGGTAATTCGCCTGGGTCAAGTCCTGGCCGAAATTCTGCTGGTTGGCCGCGAGGTTCTGGCCGAAGCCCTGGGCTTGGGCCTGATTCTGGAACTGACCCGCGCCCATCAGTTCGTTGAACCCCTGCTGCCGGTTCTGCATGCCCATGCCGTGTAAACGCGACATCTCGCTGCCGCCCATCTCCAGCGCGTTGAAGCGCTCGCGGGACTGCTGGTCACCCAGGCGCTGCTTCTCGCGGTTCCACTGCTCGCTGCCACGGGTCAGGCCCATGCCCGCCAACTGGCCCTCCAGGCCTTCCTGGGCCTGCTGGTGCTGCGGCTGCATGCGGTCGAACAGGGCCCCCTCGATGCGCTGGCGCTCGGCGGCGTCGGCGCTGGGCATCGCGCCCAGCGACTGGGTATCCAGGCCGCTCATGAGGCCCTGGCCCGCGCCGCCCGTCTCGCGGGCCATCGGCACGGCACCGGCCTGCTGCAAGCCCGCCCAGTCGAAGTCCTTGGACACGGCTTCGTTTGCACGGCCCAGCATGCCGCCTGCCGTGTTCATCAGGCCGGTCTGGATGCCCATCTGCTGGTCGAGCGCGGCCTGCTGCTGCGGCGACAACTGGGTGCTCTGCGACCACTTGTTGACCGCCTTGCCCGTGGCCGGGTCGATCACCGACTGCGACTGCCACGACGTCTTGTTGCCGTACATGTCGGTCTGGTCGGGCCGATTCGCCCAGTCGGCGCTGGTCTGCGCCTGCTGGCTCGATGCGGCTGTCGCCTCGGCAGCGGCCTTGTAGTCGGGTGCTGGCGGCGGCTTGGATTTCTTGCCCATGTGAGGCTCCTCAGTGCGTGCGCCGGGGCGCGATCCACTTGCAATTCTCGCGCTTCATGCGAAGCACGAACAGCGAGCCATCGGGGTGCGCCCCCTCAAGCTCGACCACCACCTCAAACCCCAGGCGCTGGTCGATGTCGAGCGCGACGTCGTTGCCGCTCGGCACGAAGGCCAGCACCTGATTGCAGCCCATCACCCGGAACGGGTAGTCGAAGGCGGCGTGCAGCACGGTCTTGTCGAGCCAGCCGGGCTCGCCCGCCATGTGCATGACGACGCTCGCGCCGTTGAACCCGTCGTAGGCGACGACGCCGCGCAGCGACTGGTCAACGAAGGACAAGCTGCCGATGGCCCTGATGTCGTACGAAGGCGTCAGGCCGATGCGCTCGCAGAGCCACTGCACCAGGGCGGCTTGGTCTTGCGTCGTGATCACAAGATGCCCCCGGCTTCAACCAGCGCCTGCCAGCCGACGAAGATCAGGTCAGCAGGACCGCGCACGCGCAGCGCCAGCGAGCCGTAGCGGCCCGTGCCAGTGACGCCCGCCCAGTATTCGTAGGACGATCCCTCACCCGACCAGACCGCGACGTCCCACAGGCCCGAGTCCCACAAGCTGCCGCCAGCGGCCAAGTACGGCGGCGCGGCGCCCGTGATGCCCAGGTTCCATTCGTTATTCATCTGCACCATGACGCCCGGGGCTGCTTGCGAGATGAAGCTGGGCCGGGCCATCAGGAAGCGCTTGACGCGCACCGGATCGCCCAGCGCCTGGAAGGCGGTCACGACGATGCCCTCCAAGTCGAGCCCGGGGATGTCGTCAACGTGACCGTCCGAGTTGCCCTCAAAGGCCTGCCAGACACGGCCATCCAGATCGCCCGTGTAAACGCGGCTACCAAGTTGCGCCAGGGTCAGCATCGGGATGCCGCGCAGCATGGCGAAGGCGCGGTTGTTCACCTCGTAGACCCACTGGAGATTCTCGACGTTGATTTCGGCGCGATTGATCACCACCATCTGCTGGCTGGGCAGGAAGACCACCTCCCAGTAGCGCGTGTCCAGCGAGCGCGAGATTTCGCCCGCCAGCGAACTGTTGATCGCCTGGGCGTTGCCGACGTTGGTGAAGAAGCCCTGGCCGCGCATCAGTTCCGACATGAAGCACATGCCGCGCTCGGACAGGATGATGACGTCGGCCATGTAGGTGCTGAAGAAGCGCCTGCCCACCGGCACACGGCCCACGTACCAGCGGCCCTCGACGCCCTGGAACAGAGTCGGGTTGACGGCGTCGGCGTGGCCGTAGACCAGGACGTCGCCCTGCTCGCTGATCACCACCAGTTGGCTGTTCATGGTGCCGCCGCCGCTGGTGCCCGCGCCATCGCCGCCGCTGCCGTCGTACGTCCAGTTGACCAGCGCCGCCAGGGCCCCGCCGTTGGGCAGCATCGGGCCGAAGGGGAATTCGATAGCAGCCCCGAAGTACACACCCAGCGGCAGGTACCACGCGCTCGCGCTGTTCTCGGTCAGGAACCAGAGCCGATTCCTGAAGACCGTCACGAAGACGAACGTGTCGGGGTCGATGTTGCTGACCTGATTGGCGCCAGCGCCCAGCGTGATCTGGATGAAGTTGGCGCCGTCGTAAATCCAGTAGCCACCCCCAGGGTTCACGGCCACCAGGACATGCACACCCGCGCCGGTCACGAAGTTGAGAGACGTCCATTCGCCGGGCGGCGCGCCATTGATCACCGTCGCCACGGGCACCGGGACCGTGACCGACGGCAGCGGCAGCGTGACGTCGTAAATCTTGCCCTCGCTGGTGGCCGCGAACAGTTCCTCGGTGCCGTTGGGCGCTTGGTACTTCAGGAAGGACCGCACCTCGCCGTCGAGGTTGGACTGCCAGCGCAGGTAGCCCCGGCGCAGTTGCACCCCCAGGGCACGAGGGATCAGGTTCTCCAGCCGGATCGCCGTCATCGGATCGCCACCGGGCAGCGGCTGCGCGGTATTGATCCCCTTCTGCGGCGCCGGGTAGGCGAAGGCCAAGTGGTTGCGCGTCTGCGTGCTGCGGCGCGGCGTCGTGCGGCGGGGGTGGGCGTAGGCCTGGATGGGCATCAGAGGGCCTCGTCGTAGGGTTGCTGCTGCGTGCGCGACTGCGCCGCCGTCAAGGCCTGGGCTTCACAGTCCTCCAGGGCCCCGCTGGCGCAGACGGTCTGGCCGTTCTGATCGGTGCAGATGTAGGTCAGGCGCGTGAAGCCGGGCCCGGCCAGGATGCCCGGGAAATTCGGGTCAGGAACGTGCTCGACCAGCGGATTGATGACCCAGCCAGGGGGAAGGACGACGGCCATTTCGTTACCAGTAATCAGTTCTGCCGCATGCCGTACAGGCTGGCCTCGGGCAGGTTGCCGATGCCGATGTACGGGTAGTCGTGACGGCCACCGGCCATGTTGAGGATGTTGGCGCCCTTCTCGGCGCCGATGCGCGAGTCGAAGGCCAGCAGGAAGTCGCGCACCGCTGCGGCGCTGTCGAAGCCCTTGGCTTCAAGCCACTTGATGCGCGTGAGCAGCGACATGAGGATGCCGTCAAGCTGGAAGATGTCGCCGTTCTTGCTGGCGACGTTCTTGTACAGCGTGGGGTCGTCGGCGTCACGCACCAGCGCACGCGACAGGTACATGAACCTGAAGGGCTGGCCGGGCGGCGCGGGCGCGTTGAGGAAGTAAATCTGGCGCTGCCTGATCTGCCATGTCAGCGTGAAGTTGGCGCTGATCGGGAAGACCATGTAGGTCATCCAGCCCTGGGGTGCAACGGGCCCCACGGCGGGGAAGCGCATCGCCCCGTTCCACTGGGTCTGGTCGATGAAGCGGTAGAAGTCCTCGGGCAGCGGGAAGGCCGTCTCGGTGGCCTCGCCGGGGCTCGGCGGCACCGCCGTCTCAACGATGATTTCGCCCATCTTGGTCAGTTGCGACCATTCATAGGCATTGAGCATCTCCAGGCTCGCCATGTTCGCGGCGGTCTTCATCAGGCCGACGTTGCTGTCGGTGCTGCCTGCCGGGTCCGCAGGGCTGGGCAGGGACAGCAGCGAGCACACCGTCTGGATGACGTTCGCCAGCGTCGAGAAGTCTGTCATCTGGTAGGGCATGCTCGCGGCTCCTGTTAACGACGGCGCAGGGGCGCCTTGGTGCGCGGGGCTTCATTCAGGTCGGGGTCGTCCTTGCTCGTGACCATCGCAGCGCTACGGGCCTCGGCCAGTTGCTCCTCCAGTTCCTTGATGCGGTTGCCTGCCGTGGACTCCAGAGTTTCAATGCGCTTCATCAGCGCCTCGTTGCCGTTGATCGTCAGCAGGTACTTCTTGGCCGCGTTGGACATCTCGCGGGCACCCATCCAGGTCATGTTGCTGTCGGCGAGGTTCGCCAACTGCTCGATGGTGCGAATCTTGAAGTAGGCCAGTTCCTCGATGTGGCTCTCGGTGAGGAACGGCGCCACCTTCAGCGGCGTGCCGACGATCTGCTCCTTGATGCCAGCCTGGAACTGCGCCCAGTGCGTCGGGAAGCGCCTGATGTGCTGCTCCCACACCTCGGCGGTGACGATGTTGTTCTTGTCGCCGGGGATCATGATTTCGATGTGAGGGACGTCCCTGTAGATCGGGCGGTTCTCCTGCGTCGAGCGCTCGGGGTCGATGCGCGGGCGCATGTAGAAGCGCACATGCAGGTTGTCGTCGTGGCCTGGGCCCATGCCGGGCGGCAGGCCTCCGGGGCCCTGCATGCCGAACTTGCGGGCATCGGCGCCGACGGTCTGGTCGAACTTCGTCCAGTCGGTTGGGACAGCGGTTTGCAGGGCTTCGACCTGCGCGGCATCGAGGGACATGAGGGTTCTCCTTGTACGCGGGATGTTGGGGAATCTCGGACGGGCCATCCCACTGAACCCGCCGTGTAAACGCTCAGATGCCGATGGTCGGCACGTACTCCACGAAGAAGCGGACGTTCGCCAGTTCGACGTTGTCGGCGCCTCCCGTGACCTTGCTCGCCCTGATCGTGTAGGTGTGATCGAGCGCATCCTCGGCGGTGGTGCCGACGCTGAATGCGGCCTGCACGAAGTTGCCCAGGCCCTGGCCGCTGACCGTCGTGCCGCCAGGGATGTCCACGCCGTCCCTGAACAGGCTGAAGACCACCTCGTCGCCAGCGGGCGCGGCAAGGTCGCAGTTGAATGAGATGCGGTTCACGGTGGACGGCAAGCCGCCCGCCAGCCGCTCGATGGTGCCCAGCACCGGGTCCACGACGTAGCCAGCAGTCTCGGCCAGGACGTCGGCGTAGGTGACGATCTGCGGCGCCACGCCCAGGGCTACAAGGGTCAACGTATCTGACGACAGGATGCCGTAGCCGGGCGTGACCGTGTCGATGAAGTCCTTGACCATGTTGCGGACGTCGGCGGCGGTGATGTCCTGCGTGATGTTGTCGGGCAGGGTCGCGTCGGCCTGGGCCAGGAGCGCGAGCATCGTCTTGCGGGCCATGTCAATCTCCGATGTCGAAGGATGGGTCGAAGGAATCATCGAATGCGCCCAGGTCAGGCGGCGGGATGACGCCCGGGGATACAGCCAGGAAGCCCTCGGCGGTCAGCGGCAGGCCCGCGTACCACATCGCAGGCAGGCCAGTGCTGATGCGAATCTGGCCCAGGCCGTTGGTGACCGGGCCCGTAGGCCCGACCAGGGGGTTGTCGCTGTCGGTGATCTGGCCGTCGTCGAGGTAGCCGATGCCGCCCAAATGCACATCCGGGTCGAAGCCCGCCGCAGCGGCCAAGCCCCCGTCTGCACCGATGGGCGTGCCGCCATTGAAGTCAACAGCCGGACCGCTCGACAGGATGATCCGGCCCTCGGGATCGAACTTGAGTACGCCTGCGATGAGCATGATCAGGCGCTCAGGATCGTGTGGATGGCCGCTGCGTTGGCCGCTGACAACGCCGTAGTCCACACGACGTCATCGACAAACGTGTAGGGGGAGTTGCCGCCGCCAGTGTGACGCAGCACCACGCCAGCAAGCGTGGTCAAGGTGCCCGCTGGTGCGTAGTTCTGCGTCAGCCCTGCATTCGCGCCGTTGGTGTAGTAGACGCAGGCGGCGTTGCCCACCAGACCGCAGTTGAAGACGGTCATGCGGGTTCGCACCAGCGCCGAGATGTCGTAGCTCGGCGACCACAGTCCCACCTTGACGCTCGCGCTCGCGCCGCCGATGTCAACACGGGTCGTGTTCGCCGAACTGCCGGTGTTGATCATGCCGTTGGCAGCATCGTTCCAGCCCACGCTCTGAAACGCATTGCCTGCATTGCCGCTGTTCGTAGCGGCCAGGATGCCGCGAGCCAGGACCGTCAACGTTGCGCTGACAGGCAGCGCGTTGGCCGAACGCAGTTCCATGCCGCCAGCGATGGTGACAAGCCCCGTCCCGTTCCACACCAGTTGCCCGACTGCCGTCGGCGCGAAGTGGTTACCAGCCCCGGTCTGGTCGTAGAGCCGAACCACCTGCCCCGTCGTACCGGCAACGAAGGCATTGAGCGTGGCCGCGTTGACCGCGCCGCCTGCGCCCGTCACGAACGGGATGTCGGCTTCGGTGAGGTTGTCGGCCCTGCGGATACGCAGGCACGGGCCAGAGCCCGCAGCAAGACGGCGCAGCGAGCACGCCGACCACATGCCGGTGGCATACGCATCGAGCAGGCCCGTGCCGCTGCCTGCGGGAGCCGTCGCCGCGAACACCACCGAGTTGCTGTTGGCGTTGGCGCCGCGAGAGTCTGTAGCCCGGAAGACCACTGCGCCGCCAGGACCGCCCGCCAGCGGCGTGCCCGTGACGCGGCCTGTGCCAGAGCCCAGCGACAGACCGGGCGGCAGCGCGCCCGAGAAGATCGAGTAGAAAATCTGCGGCGCGCCGTTCTGGAAGTGCGACGCAATGTTCAGGCTATAGGGCGACCCCTCAAAAGGCTCCGGGGCCGTGATGGGGTCCAGGGCGTTGAACTCGACTGGCGGCAGGACCGGCGCCGAAGCGCCGCCGCCCATCGCCGGGTTGACGACGCTCTCCGTTTCAACGGTAGGCAGCGCAACGCCGATGGCTGTCGTGCTGTAGACGTCTTCCGTCGTGCTGAATGGAACCCCAGGCTTCTCGAAAATATCGACTACGGCCATGACCTTCTCCGGTGATGCCGCCACTGCGCCGCAGTGGCGGCAAGGCCCATCAGGCCGGGGCCGCGCTTGCGGTGCCGAAGGAACCGAACACCGACTGGCCCGTCACCAGCGCGAGGCCCGAACGGTTTGAGTAGCCCGCCTCGACGGCGCCGCCCGTCACCACGGCGCCCGTGGCCGTCACCAGCTTGATGACGAAGCCCGTGAAGGCCGGTCCTGCGCCCGCGTCACGCGAGCCGCCCTGGCCCGCGCCGCCGATGCCCCAGCCCGCCGTGTAGGGCACCGGGGCACCCGTGGCATCGCTCTTGCCGCCGCCGATGTACATGATCGTGCTGTTGGCCGACGCCGTGCCGTCGGGCTTGGTGATGCCTGGGGTGTAGTCGTCGCTGAAGCCCGCCGCCTTGATCGAGTCGGGGGCCGTCAGGCCGATGATCGGCGGCGAGCCGAAGCCGATGCCGGTGGACAGGCCACCCGTCGATGCGTTGCCGCTGGCCGCGAAGCCCGTGCCTGCGGGCAGGCCAAGGTAAGGGACGTCAACGTCACGATCCTTCGGCGAACCCTTCGGGCCCGAGAGCAGATCGAAGATGACGAAGTTGCCCAGGCTCGGGTTGGCGAGGTTCTGGACAAGCGTGCTGCCGGGAAGTCCTGCGGGCATGGTGTTGCTCCTTGAATGAAAAAGGGGCGGGGGCGTTTACACGCCGCCCGCCGAATGCCCTTGATCAGGCTCCGACCAACCGGCCCTGGAACTGACGTCCAGAGCAGGTCAGATTCCCCGCCCAGGCCAGGATGCTCACCTCGGCGTCCTGGTTCACGGCGTAGCGCTTGTTGGGCGACAACGGCACCATGTCCCGTGCGCTATGGGGGCGCAGGAAGATGTACTTCGTGTTCAGGAAGAAGGTCGTGTTCGCCGGGCAGAAGCCACCGATGCCGCCGTCGAGCACGACGTCGGCGTCCATGTACTTCACGCTCGGGAAGCCCAGGTTGCCCACCTCGGGCGAGGTGAAGCGCTGCTGCGCTTGCAGTGACGCAAGGTACACGCCCCAGGCTACGTTGTCCTGCACGATCAGGTCGGGCCTGTCGGTGCCACGGATCAGCGAGGCCCACATCGTGTTCATGAAGCCCTGGATGTTCGCCGCCGTCTGCGCTGCCGTCAGCGTGTACTTCGACGTCCAGAACAGCCATGTCGAGCCCACGATGCCGCCGTAGGCGGTGACCTGCGAGGCTGGCGCCAGCGCGGGCATCGCAGCGCCCAGGCCCGTCAGGGACTTGCCTGCGTAGGTCGTGCCGTCGGCGTAGATGCCCTCGGCCATCAGGTTCGCCATCGTCGCCTCGGAGACGTTGATGCGGCCTTCCAGCAGGTCGATCATCTGCTCCTTGCCCGCGTTCTGGATTTGCTCCAGACCGGACATGGTCACCGGGCAGGCGAGTTGCTTGATGTTGAACTCAGCCGCCGAGATGACGTCGCTCGCGGCCACCGGCAGCAGGTCGTACCCGCTGTACCAGCCACCGTTCGCGTTCTGCGCGAAGGACAGTTCCTGGTAGATCACGTTGCCGCCCGAGAAGGGCTTGCGGTTGCCGCGCTGGTCGAGACGCATGTACAGCGCGTTGTTCTTGGTCACGTTGTCCGCGATCTTGCGGGTGCGCGACTGGATCGTCGTGGCGACGATGTCGGATACGTTGGGGAATGCCATGAGGGCCTCCAGACGAAGTTAAGCCTGCGTTTACACGCGCCTATGCTCGCCTGAGGACTGCTTCGCTGGCCTACCCCGCCCGGGGCTGTCCTGGCCGTCAGTGACGGTGGAGCCCCAGGCGCGGCGGTGCTACTACGCCTCAGTACCGCGAATGCGCCTCGATGGCCGCTTCGATGCTCTCGCGGATCGAAGTCGGTTCAGCCACATTCGGGTTGCCGATGGGGGCCGACCCGGTCACGCTGACTGCGGCTGCGCGTGCGCGCTGGGCCGCTGCCGTCAGTTGGTGAGCGCTCGCCCCCTGTCGCTGGGCGATCATAACCTTGGAGATTTCGGGGTGCAAGAATGCCGCCCGCTCGTAGGCGTCGGCCAGACTCATGTCGAAGCCCTGGCGCTGGGCCACCTCGATCATGTCGGCCATCGCCACCCGCAGGTCGGGGAAATACTTATTCTTCGGGTCTGCGGCGAACTGCTCAAGCTCGCTGCGCGTGGCCGTCTCGGCCTGCTGCTGCACCTGCTGGTGGCGCTGCTGCGCGGCTTGGTACAGCGGCGCCAGGGCCTGCTGCACGGCCTGCTGCACGTACTGGGGATCGGTGCCCTGCTGCTGCTGCGGCAGCGGCTGGCCCACCAGGGCGTTGTCGAGGGACTGGATGTCCACGCCGTAGGTCTTGATGATCGTCGCCAGGGTCTGCGCCTTCTCGTTGGGCGTGCCCATCCTCATGCGGGTGGCGAACTGCATCAGGTTGGTGACCGCCGTCAACGGGTCAACCCCCTCGGCCTGGATCGCGGGCATGAAGGGCTGCACGGCCTGATGGAAGCGCTCGCCAAGCTGGCGCGCCGGGGCCGTGTCCTGGGCCCACTGCTGCATCTGCGTCTCGCGCCGGGCAATCTCCTGCTGCGCTGCAACAGGAACCTGGGCCCAGGCCTCCTTGGCGCCGAAGCTCCAGCCATAGGGCGGCTGGATGGCCTGGGAAGGGGCCTGCGGGGCCGCTGGCGCCCCGATCACGGGCGCGGTGGCACCTGGGGTGCCTGGAGCCGCTGCGGCGCCTCCTGGGGCCTTTTCGGCCTTCGGCAGGAAGCGGCCCATCGAGTCGCGCACCGGGGCGCTGCCCTCGGGCTTGGGATCGGCAGGCGGCGTGCCCTCGGGCGGCGTCTCGGGCGCTGGCGTGCCGCCGTCGCCGCTGTCGGGGGTGCCGACGCTGTCGCCGGGACTATCTTCAGCGGTACTCAGCGCCGACTCGATGTCGCCGCGCAGGTCGTCTTCGGGGCCCATGAATTTCTCCTTATGTGCCCGTCATGCGGGCGATGGTTTCGGCAATATCGTTACGGGTAATTGCTCCACCGGCCTTGCCTTGCCGGTACAGATCGCGGGCGGCTTCGGCCTTGGCCCAGGATTCGGTGTAGTCGTCGGCGGTGGTCAGGCCGTGGCGCTTCATGTACTCGCGGTGCTTGCTGCGGCTTGAGATGTCAACGCCGTCCAGGGTCCGCAGGCCGTCGTAGGACCGATCCCCCGACAGCGGGTTGTCGATGGCCCTGAAGCGCACGGGCGGGAAGTAGCGGTCCATCTGCTGCTGGCAGCAGAAGTGCGGCAGGGGGTTGTCGATGTGCTCGCGGATCGAGCGCACCGTCTCCTCCTCGCGCCCGCAGGCTTGGCATTTCCAGTTGTAGGTGGGCACTACTTCTTCTCCTCGCGCAGGGCGGCAATGGTGGCGGCGGTGCCGCCAGTCCCAGCCGCGAGCGCGGCCAGCATCTCGGGGGTGGCAGCGCCCGCGTGGGTCTTGCCCATGATCACCATGTCGCGGGCCGTCTCAGGCGACACGTTTAAACGCCGTGAAGTGTCCATGATGCGCTGCGCCAGCAACTCCAGCTTGGGCGCGCCGATGGGCGACGTCACGCCCGTGGCGTTGGAGCCCGCGCCCCACACCACGGCCTGGGCGGGCACCGCCTCAAGCCCCGCCTCGCGGGCGATCTTGTCCTTCCACCACGGGCCCAGCGATACCATCTCGGGCACGCTCGCGCTGGCGCCCGCCGAGATGGGCGTGGTGCCACCGGCCTTGCCGCGTACGTCGGGCAGGCCCACCAGCCTCGACCAGTGCGCGTCACCGACAGGCCACTGCGTCTGGAAGCCCGTCTCGGGCACGCCGCTGGCGTGGATGTAGCTCGGGACTTTGGCGCTGCCCATGTCAAGCTCGCCGCCGCCGCGCAGGTACTTCGCCATCGGGCCCGCCTGGGCGGTCTTGTGGTAGGCGTGGCCCATGACCTTCGCCATGTCGTCGGGCCGGTTGCCGGTCATGCCGCCGCCGTGGGTCACGAAGTCATCGAAGCGCCCGGCCTTGTCGAGCCAGTTGGCGGCGGTGCCACGGTTCATCTCGGTCAGCACCTCGCTGCCAGGACTCGCCATGCCCGTCAGGGTGTTGAAGCGCTTGTACTCGGCCACGGCCTGCTCGGGCCCGTACAACTCCTCAAACCGTTTGTATAGCGGGTCCATCGTGTACCAGGAGGCCATGCCCTCAAACAGGTCGGGCCGCTTGCGCGCCTCGCTGATGATGTCGAGCAGGCGCTGGTTGTTGCGCGGGTTCATCACCTCGCCCGCATGCGCGGCGCCCTTGGCGCCCGGGGCTGCGGCGAAGGGCCGCTCGGTCATGTTGCCTGCGCGGCGCCCCTGCTGCGAGATGTCGAACAAGTCGGAGCGGTTCACGCCGAACAACTGCTGCATGGCCGGGTCTTCCGGCGCCACCTTCGCGCCCGCGACAAGCTCATCGGGGGCCTTGTAAACCCCGGGGAACATCGCCTCGCGCTTGGGCCGCATCACCGTGGGCACGACGCCCTTGGCTTGCTTGATGGCCTGCTCGGCGCCCGTCCTGGCGGCGCTGCCAGCGCCCCGCGTCGGCACCTCCAGCAGCCCCAGGGCGCCCGCCGCCATCATCGGGTTGCTCTCGGCGAACTGGTCCCAGCCCGCCTCGCCCTGGGCCACGCCGGGCACGCGCTCGCGGGCCCAGTCGATGCCCTTGCCGATGGTCTGGCCCAGGCCCTGCAAGCGCTCGGCGCCGCGCTGCGTGCTCGGGCCACCGGCCCAGTCCTCGACGGCGCGAACCGTATCGGCGCCGCCCGACGCCGCCGCCTCGGGGCCCTTGCCGCGCAGCAGGTCAACGATGCCCCGGCTGGCCCCCGCCAAGCCCGCGACGGGCTGGACGGCCATGCCCTTGAGCAACTGGCCGGTGGCGTCGGCCTGCCCACCCACCTCGCGCAGCAACTCAGCCATGCTCGCCATGATCGTCTCCTATGACCCGTCGTCGGGCGGCGCGTCGAGCACCTCGACGTTTACACGCTCAAGCGGCAACAGCTTGAGCACGCCAAGCTCGGCGCAGCGGCTGTTGAGACACTTGAGCGTGAGCGCAACGGGTGGCGCCCCGCCCGGGGTGGTGTGCGGCGCGACCTGATGCAGCGAATGGCCGCACGTTGGGCACCAAACACCCCCGGGCAACAGCACCACCTCGGACATCGGGCGCAGGCCCATGTCAGGACTCCGGGGCCGGGTTGGAGTAGCCACCCTCGGGCTCCTTCTTGTAGCCCGGCTTGACGCAGTGCTCGGCCTTCCAGGCGTCGAATTCGGCGGCTGACGCGCCGCCGTTGGTGAAGCGCGCAGGCACCTCCTCGTCGTACTCCTCCACGACGTCGGCGGCGGCGACGTTGAGCGTCTCGTTGCCGTCCTGGTCGGTGGGGTACTTCTTCTCGGCGGCGGCTTCGGCGGCTTGCTCGGCTTCGTAGTCGGCGTCAGCCTGGGTCTGCTTCTTGGTCATGTCGTCTCTCCTTGGGTCATTGCATCGGTGGTCCCGATGCGGGTTGCAATGGTGCTACGTTGGGGCCGGGCTGCATCGGCATGCCGCCGGGGCCCATGCCGCCTTCGACGGCCAGCATGGCCTCGGCGCCCTTGACACGGGCCTCGGCGAGGTTCTTGACAGCCTGGGTCTTGTTCTTGTCCACGTTGCTGTCCTTCTCGCGCACCGTGGCCTCCTCGACGGGGTCGGGCTCGGGCGGCTTGTCGGGCTGCTGCGCGGCGGCGATGGCCTGATCGAGCACCGTCTCGATTTCCTTGGAGATGCGGAAGCCGCCCAGGCCCCACTTCATCATCTGGAGCACGACGGGGCCAGCCTCGGGCTTGCTCTCGATCAGCGGCGTGACCGCCGTGATGAAGGTGCCGACGGCGGTCATGAACTGCGAGCGGCTGTCGCGCTCCTGGGCCCAGTCCACCATCGCCATCGACTCTGCCTCGATGGTGATGCGGTAGAACTTGCTGTTGCCCGGCTCCTTCAGGAAGGCGATGGCCTGCTGCGCCAGCGGCGCGTCGGGCGAATGCTCGATGTTGCTGCGCTCCACGATGGTCTGCGGCTGGAACTTGTCGCAGATGATCTGCGACCTGATGCGCTGGCCCTGCGCGATCCAGGTGCCGATAGCCTGCTGTTTAAACTGGAGCCTGTTGCCGCCGAACTGGGCCTTCAGTTGCTGCGCGCCCAGCGTCTCGTCCGGGTCGGTCATGCCGCGCATGATGTCGCCGATGCCCAGCACCTCGTAGAGGTTGGCCTTGATGGCCTCGCGCTGCTGCGTCAACTGCCCGATCACCGACGCGATCACCTCGATGGGCACGAAGTCCATCTGGCCCTTCAGCCCGCCCTTCTCGGCGAACGCGGCCCAGTTGTCCACCGGGATCATCTGGTTCTCCATGCCCTCAATGAACACGCGCCCGACGGGCGTCGAATTCTTGTCGTAGACGCCGATCACCTTGCAGGCCTTGATCAGGTACTTCAGGCGCGTCGTGATTTCATCGATCTGCTGGTACTGATCCTGCGCGAGCAGGTAGTCGGCCCGGGGCATGAAGCGCGACGTCGCCGTGTTCGCCATCAGCGGCGCCGGGCACGGGAAGAAGCCCCGGAGCCCAAGCGGGTCGGGCTTGTAGTCGCAGATGACGTCGTAGCCCAGGACATGCCAGTACGCGCATTGCGTGGTCTTGTCCCAAATCTCGAAAACCGCCGCCTTCTCCCACGGGTCGTTCTGCGGGCCCACGCCGTCGTTCTTGGTCTTGCTCTTGCTCACCGGGATCAGCTTGCCGATCTTCTTGCCGAAGCGGGCGACCAGTTCCTCGCGGTTCATGAAGACCCGGCGCGCAACCCAGCGGACGTCCTGCCAGACCCGCGCAGGCGACCACCAGAAGTCCTCCCAGTAGACGTAGTCGGCGGGGGCATCCTCGCCCGTGATGGCCTCGTACTTGATGGGCTCGGCCAGTACAGCCCCGGTCTGCTGGTCGGTGACCGCCTCCGTCTCGGCTTCCTTCGTCTCCACCTCGTAGCGGTACCAGACCTGCCCCAGGCCCACCACCAGGAAGTCGCCGACGGCCTGCTTGGTCACCTCGGGGTATGTCGATTCGTCGCCGTCTTCGACGTCGTGATTGAGCATGCGCTGGAGGATGTTGCAGCCCACGCGGCTGACGTCGTCTTCGCTGTCCTTGTAGCTGTTGCTGACGTCCACGTTGGGCGGCTTGGCGTACAGGCTGGCCTTGAGCACCTCGATGTTCGACCAGAACAGGTTGAACTTGCTGTCGGCGCCGCCGTCCATCGCGCTCGCGTCGCGCTCATCGAGGTACTTCTGCACCAGCCTGCGCCCCAGCGAATGGAACTTGGTCAACTCCTTCTTCGCCGCTTGCAGTTCAGTCTCCCAGCGCTTCGCCATCTCGGCAGGCGACTTGCCCTTGGCCTCCTTGGGCACCTTGGACTGATCCCCGGGCTTCACAGGCTCGTTGATGTCCTTGGCGTTGCTGGGGTCGGGGTCGGTCCCGTAGCCCTTTTCGTCACTGGTAGTTGTCTTGCGGGGCATCAGAGTCTCCCTTCGTTGGGCCGGGGCCCGACAGTCGCCCACAACTGGTCGAGGGTGAAGCTGCGGTCAATGGGCGGCACGATTATGGTCTTCGGCTCGGGCGGCGGGTCGAGCACCATCAGGCGGGCGGCGCCTTCCATGTAGGCGTCGGCGCCGTGGCTCGACCAGTCGTGCTCGGGCTCGCTGCTGAAGGTCTTCGTCTCGTCGTCGTACTTGTAGGCGTAGGCCCGCATCGCCATCAGGAAGGGCTCGCAGACCGGGGCGTCACTGATGCGGGCGCGGCGCAGCATGACGCGCCCGGCGTTGATGCTGTCGGCCTTCTTGCGCTGCTCGTTTACACGCACCTCGCAGCCCTTCCACGGCGGGTTGGCGAGGAACGTCTCGACGGCGGTGCGCTTGCTGGCGAACGTCCTGGCGCGGGCGTCGTGCGGCAGCACCAGGACGTTGGCGGGCGGCTGCTTGGACAGGCGCTCGATCCATTCCTCGGCGTCCATGCCGCTGCCGTCGTCGTAGTGGAAGACTTCAAACCCGCCGCGCATGCGCTTCCACCAAACCCACGCGGCCTTGTCGCGGTAGCCGATGTCCGACGTCACCCACACCTCGTCGTTGGGCCCTGGTGGGTCGATGTGGCAGATGCGGCCCTGCTTCTCGGCCTGCTCGATGTAGCGCCCGAAGATCGCGCCGACGTTGGCCGCGCTGAAGTCGCAGTCGTACTCCTGCCGGTACAACTCATCGGGCATCTCGGCGCGCTCGTCATCCAGGACGCTCTGCGCGATGTGCTTCGTGTCCTTGACGCCCAGGTGCGAATGGAACCACGCAGGGTTGGCCTTCGCCAGCTTGATCAGGTCGTAGAAGTGGTTGTAGCCCCGGGGTGTGCTGATGAATGCCGCCCAGCCGCCGTTGCCTGCCAGGATCGGACGGAATATCTGCCACGCACGTGGGTCACTGAGCGCTGCCTCGCTCATCGTCAGGCCGAAGGGGTTCGCGCCGACGATGCTGTCGTAGTAGTCGCTGCCCACCAACTGCCAGATCGCGCCGTTGCGTAGCGTGATCTTCATCTCGGTCTTGTTCGTGTCCTGCCGGATCGCGGAGGGCATCGCAGTGTCGAGAATCTTGTGGCCGGTGTTGTCGAAGCCGTCCCATATCACCTTCCTGGCCTGCTTGTGATTCGGGAGCATGTGGAAGTACATGCCTGGACGTTCAAACATCATCTTGACCGTCTGATGCACCATCGTCAGGTCTTTGCCGTAGCGGCGCGGCCAGCACGCGGCGGCACGCAGGCCACCGTGATCGAAGTAGCGCATCAGGCTGCGCTGCGGTGGCCTGGGCGTGAACCCGTTGGGCAGGATCAGTTCGCTCATCGTTTACACGCTCAGTCGCCCCAATACTCGTGCCACGACAGCCAGCGCTCCTCGACCCTGCACGCCAGCAGGTAGCTCGCCACGGCCACGGTGGCCGTGATGACGACGATGCCGATGGCGACGATGCAGATCACGCCAGCCGCCCCATCAACCTCGACAGCAGCGCATTGTCCCGCGTGACGTTGGCCGCGATGCGCGGCGCGTGCTTACGGAGCACCTCGCTGATGGTGCGAGAGATGTTGAACACGCGGCGGCGCGTGCTGTTGCGACGGCGGCGCAGACTTGTCATGGCCCGTACCACATGCGGTACTCGATGACGCGCTCGATCACGTAGGCCGCGAGCGCGCCCACTGCGATGCCGCCGATGAAGGCCAGCCAGATCACGCCCAGGCCTCCACTGCCGTGATGACCGCAGCGGCGATCAGCGGGCTCGCTGCGATGACCCACAGCATCCAGGCAGGGTCAACGGCGCAGGTCACTGGTCGATCCCCTCGATGCCCTTGTGCCCCGCCACCAGTTCGCGGGCCTTGGCCGTGCCCAGGGCCTCCAGGTCAGTGGCCTGGAGCAGGTCCAGGCCACTGACGGCCACGCGGGCCTCACCCAGGCGCACCACGACGCTGTCGCTGTCGCTGGCGCCCAGGATGCGGCAGTCGGCCAGCCGATGGGGGCGCAGGCCCTGCCGGAAGCCCCTGATGAAGGCATCGGGCAGGAACTGGACGTAATTCCCCGTAACGAAACTGCCGGGGCTGCTGGCCCTGGGGTGGAGGCCTTCCGGCCATGTCGCGCCCATCTCAGGCCTCCTTGCGGATCACCACGGTCAATGGCCCGCCACCCTCGCCGACCTGCTCCTGGCGGGACAGCTTGGGCGCTGCGAAGTCAGCGAGGTGCCCCAGGCGCGTGAGCGCACCAGCGGGGTCAGCGGGCCTGCCCGCCATGATCACTTGGCCCTTGGCGTTGAGCTTGTCGGGCGTGCCCTCTGCGACCTGCCGCAGCCACAGGGCGACGTTCTCGCGGTTGTCATCGAGCAGGCGCTGCACCGTGACGCGGAACTCCTGCGTGACCTTGTTGGGCACGCCCTTGACCCGCCCCTTGCCCGCGTTGGGAGGCTTGCGCCTGGGCGTTTCAACAGCAGGCACCAGCACTTTGCTGGCCTTGTCAAGGACTTTCGGCATGCCGCAGTGTAGCCCTCTGCGGGCCACGCCGTCGAGCGCTGGACGACGACGGGCTCGCGTGCGCGGGCGCTCGCGCACATGCGATCTATATATATTTAATGTCCTTATGTCCCTATAGAGGGCCCTACGAACAAGACAAGAGGACCGCAGACCTACATAGACCCCCTCTCAAACGGGGCGTTTTTTCGCCAGCTTCAGGCCGTGGGCAAGCTGCCTGTCGTAGGCCTGCCTGCTCGCCACCGTGACGCAGTACGGTGGGTACTTCTTGATGCGCGCCGCCCGTTCGCTAGTCTTGGCCTGCGAGGCCACCCGGGCCTTGATGGCCTCGACCAGCACCCGGTGTGAGGCCTGGGCCGTCTTGATGACGTCGGCCAGCGCCGCTTCCTGCTTACGCATGTTGGACAGGTTCGTGTCCAGATTCGGGGTCAATTTCACGGTAGGCTCCAGTCAATTTGTGGGCCATCAGTATACCACCCACTTATTTGTGAAATAGTGCTTGCGCCGCCTTGAACATCCGGGCTACACTACGTGCGACGGATCAACAAACAAGGTACTGCAAATGAACACCGCCCCCGCCCTGCTCGACACTGCCGCAGTCGCCGCCCCCGCCAAGAAGGGCCGCCCCGCCAAGCACGCCGACGCAGCCGCCCGCCAGCGCGCCTTCCGCGCCGCCAACAAGCTCAAGACCCTGCGCCTGGACGGCAAGGCCGCTGCCACCATCGCCAAGCTCGCCGCCGACTTCGACACCGACGAGACGCATGTCGTCAACAACCTGATCCGCTTCGCCCTGGCGAACCGCAACTGGATGTCCACCGGCATCGGCGGCTGGGCCATCAAGGACATGCGCGCCACCAGCGGCAAGCGCGAAGCCCCCGCCGAGCGCGACGACTCCCTCGATTCCTTCTCCCTCGCCTGATCACCCCCAAGGAACCCACCATGGCCCTCACCTTCGTCACCACCGCCAGCGCCCCCTTCGTCAACTACTTCGGCAAGACCACCCGCAACCACGGCGTCACCCTGTACCGCGACGGTGCCTACGTTGACAACTACGTCTGCGAGTCGGCCCGCCAAGCCAAGGCCATCGGGCAGGCCTGGGTCGAGCAGAACGACGCCGACCCCCGCATCTCCCTGACCCTGACCAAGACCCTGATGGGCTGACCATCGTTTACACGCCAACCACCAACCCCGAGGAACACACCACCATGAACCGCAACTACCCCGTCGGCGCCCGCGTCCGCAGCTACGACTTCCCCACCCGCGTCGATTGCTACATCGAGGGCCGCGTCCTGGCCGTCAACGACTTCCAGTACCGCATCCAGGTCGATACCGTCGTCATCGAGGGCCAGCCCAAGCCCACCGACGGCACCCGTGTCGTCACGCCCCCGGTGAACGGCCTGGAGGGCATGTACGGCCCCACGCACGGCGTCGTGCTGGCCGACCAGGACGTCTTCCACGCCGCCGCGATCCCCCGGTAGCCACCGACCCCCAGGCTCCAATCCATCCCCATTTCGTTACGGAGAATTGCAATGCTGACCACCCCCAAGACCCCGCACGCCCTGCGCCCCGGCGATCTTGTCCACCATCACGGCGGCGTCTTCCTGATCGTCTCCGACCCCGTCGAGTCCCAGACCCACCGGCCCGAGGGCTACTGGCCCCAGGCGGGCATAGGCCCATCGGCCTGCGTCGTCGCCAGGGGCGTGTGCCTGACCGGCACCGTGCCCGGCTACTTCGCCCCCGGCAGCGACTGGTCATTCCAGGGCAACCACCTCGCCACGTACCGGGTCCAGGTGACAGCATGACCATCGTCATCGACGCGGGCTCGATCCTGTCAGCCCTGGGCTGGCTGGCCCTGGGAGGCGTAGGCATCGGCGCCCTGTTCATGGTGCCCATCGCCATTGTCAAGGCCATCAACACCCTGGCCTGTGCCATGCATTGGCTTGGGACCGGCGAATGGCCCACTTGACAGCCTTCCAAGCCCCGGGCTACAATCGCATCGTTCGTTCAACACACCGGAGATTCTGATGTCCTTCAACCCCGCCAACTTCCCCTTCACCATGCCCGCCCTGGCCGTGCCCGGCATAGACCGCACCGCCGCCCGCGCCCACGGCGCCGTCGATGACGTTCTAGCCAAGGCCGTCGCCGCCCAGCGCGAGACGGCCGACATGGTGCAGTCCCTGCGCGACGCGGCGAGCCGATTTGAACTGCGCGGCCAGACCAACAACATGCTGACCTGCAAGGACTTGGCCTCCAAGCTGGCCCACTACGGCAGCTTCGCCAGCGACAAGCAGGCTGGCTACGCCAAGCAACTGGTCGAATGGAGCAAGCCCCAGGCCGAGGCCCCCGCCGCTGCGAAGCCCCAGGCTCCTGCCGCCGTCGTGCTGCCCAAGCTGTTCGACCTGATGCAGCGCCTGAGCAAGCTCACCATCGGCCAGATCACCATCGCCCGCAAGAACCAGGACAGCCTGTGCTGGGTCAAGTACGACCTGCATAGCGGCGTGATCGGCAAGATCGAGAACGGCGTGCTGCACATCTTCAAGCACCGCATCCCGGCTGGCACCAACGGTGCCAACGTCGTGGCCGAACTGCTGAAGATCGAGGCTGACCCCGAAGCCGCCGCCGTCCTGCACGGCAAGGCCAGCGGGCGCTGCGCGGTCTGCTCGCGTGACCTGACCGACCCCGAGAGCATCGAGCGCGGCATCGGCCCCGTCTGTGCCGAGAGGTTCTGAGCATGACCCCCGCCGCCACCCTGGCGGTGGCCTGGGCCCTCGTGGGCCCGGTCACCGCCACCCCGCACGCCGCCGTGTCGCTGACCACCGAGCAGCGCCTCGTGTACGTGATGGCCGTCGAATGCCGCAGGGGCATCGGCTGGCTGTACCTGTCCGACAGGCACCAGGACGGCGCCTACAGGGACGCCTTCTACGCCCTGGGCGCCAAGGATCACGCCAGCGTGATCGCCGCCACCCTCTGCAAGAGTTTCACCACCACGGGCTACCAGCCCATCTTCCAAGGAGCATCGCAGTGAACAAACCGCAAGAGCAACGCATCGCCGAGGGCGAAGACCACGGCCCCGGCCAGGAGGCCAACGCGGCCCTCAAGGCCGGGGCCAAGGCCCTCACCGACGTCCTGACAGCCCAGGGCATCACGGGCGCCATCTACCTGATCGCCGTCGTCCTGCCCAAGCACGAGCAGGGCCACGACGTCATCCGGCTGGCCTCCAACCTGACTCGCCGCGACGATCTGCACGGCCTGATCCACCACCTCGCCGACAGCCTGCACATGAACACCGGCCCGGCCATCGACCTGTCCGACAAGGGAGGGCACTGAGATGCCTGTCATCGTCACCATCGCCAGCCCCGTGCTGGAGAACCTCAAGGCCTGCGAGCGTGCATGGCACGCCGTGACCGACGCCCTGCTCATCGGCAACCCCGACTTCCTGCAAGGCCCGGGCACCGGCATCGACTGCGCCGTGCGCGAGATTGCCCGGCTGCAACGGGCCGACGCGCTCGCCAGGAAGATGACCGACGCCGTGGGCCGCGCCGCCGCCATCGCCACGATGGGGACCGACGCATGATCCCCGTCCTTCCCGCCTTCAAGGGCAGCATCCAGCCCGAGCCCGGCAGGGCCCTGCTCGACGCCCGCTTCTGCCGCATCATCATCGCCGTGTTGCTGCTTCGCAACGGGGGCCAGTCGGCCACGATCACCCAGGCCGACCTGGACGCCGTCGTCGGGCTCCAGGTGATGGAGGGTGGCGACGCCCAGGGCAACTTCATCGTGGGCCTGCGGAACCCGCCCACGGGGGTGCGGCAATGACCCGCGCCGCCGACGCCGTAGAACGCGCCAGGAGGCGCGAAATCGCCAAGGAGGTAGCCGAGGTAGCCAACGAGCGCCAGAGGGTCGCCACGGCCCTGGCAGACCCATCCACGGCCCTTCGCAAGCTCAAGGAGCGCACCCGCCAGCGCATGAGGAACCTGCGCGACCCGAAGTGGGGCCCGGCCCGGCGCTTCCCCGACTTCGTGGCCGGGATGTCAACGAGCACTTACATCGCACTTTTCCAGTCGATGAATGCCAGCGGCATGGGCGACGTCCACCCGCTGACGTTCGACTTCAGGACGGCGGGCCCGGCCCCCTGGGAAGGCCAGCCATGACTGAACTCTGGTGGATCGTCCTGCTCGCCGTCGGCTGCGTCATCAGCTTCGGCGTGGGCTACATCCGGGGCGCCGTGGACGCCACTGACCGCTGCGCCAAGCGCGTGGCCGAACTGATGCACAACATGAGGAAGCCACTGCCGTGACCAACAAGACCCTTCGCTGCCCGCTGTACGACAGCGACATCGACATGATGTACCGCACGGGCGGCAGCTTCGCCCAGGCCATCGCCACCGCCTACACCCGGGCCGACAGCATCAACAAGGCCAAGCTGCGCGCTGGCCTGCCGGAACTTTTCGGCAGGTACGAGCACCTCTACGCCGCCTACATGGTGGCCTACAACGAGAGGCGCGCATGAGCACCGCCGTGCTGATCGGAGCGGCAGTCGGCGCCATCGTCGGCGCCCTGCTGTTCACCTGGGGCTGGTGCAGCGGCGCCAAGGACGCCGTGGACCGGGCCGACGCCCTGGCGAAGGCCGAGCGCAGCAAGTGGATCGCCGAGCAGGAGAGGTGGAAGCAATGAGAACCGACCCACGCATCGCCTGCGCCAACGGCCCCGAGCGTTGGCACTGGGCCTTCATCCACGACGCCCTGGCGCACCCGCTGATGGCCCTCACGGGCTACAGCGGGTGGGCCCTGGCCTTCCACAACTACACCTCCAGGAGGGCATGGCCGTGACCCCGAGCACCAAGCCAGTCACCCGGCTGACGTCGGCCTACGTGCGTGACCAGGGCCTGCGGGCCGTCGTCGTCACGATCACCGGCAGCTTGATCGAGCTACGCGCCAAGGGGCGCCGACAGGTCGAGGTGGTCGATGTCGTCAGCCTGTACTACCAGACCGTCAAGAACCGTGTAAACGCCGAGCGTCGGATCAAGAAGGCCGACAAGGCCAAGAGGCGGGTCAAGTGAGCAAGGCCACCGACCTGCAAGCCGCCGCCGAGGCCCACGCCCGGCTCCAGAAGGCCCTGAACGACTTCCACGAGCGCCGATCCGACGAATGGACGCGGGCCTCGCTGGAGGCCATCAAGGCCGCTCAACGTCGGATGGCCCAGGCCTCCCCGCAGTCGAGTTTCGTTACGGAGAATTGCAAATGAGCGCCAAGGACTTCAGCCAGATGGTCAAGCGTCTACGGGCCCAGGGCCTCATCACCGACGTCGTCAGGGGCGCCAAGCACCCGATCCTGATCCTGGCCGGTGGCGCCCGCTACACGATCCCCTGGACGCCGTCGGACTGGCGCGGCATCAAGAATGCCGAAAGTCACATAAAAAGGCTTGCACGACGTTAAAACCCTGGGCTACAATCGTGGCACGCAATCAGCGTGTAAACAAGGAGATTGAGAATGAAGAAGCAGATCACCCGCGAGCAGTGGCTTGAGCGCGCCGTCGATGTCATCCGGGCGTCGGTCAAGAAGCGCGTGACGATTCCCGCCGTCAAAGTGTCGTGCTCCTGGCCCGGTGGCGGCTCCAGCCGCACCCGCATCGGCGAATGCTGGCCCAAGCGCGCATCGAAGGCCGACGTCAACGAGATTTTCGTCTCGCCCAAGATCGAGGATGCTGGCCGCGTCGTCGGCATCCTGGCCCACGAATTGGCGCACGCCGTGCTCGACTGCAAGCACGGCCACAAGGCCCAGTTCGTCGTCACGGCGGCGCTGATCGGCTGCGAGGGCAAGCCCACGAACATGGTGCCGCCCGATGCTGTCTCCCAGGCCTGGGCCGACAAGGTCATCGCCAAGTGGGGCCCCTTCCCGCACCGCACCCTGGACAAGACCCAGTCTCCGACCAAGCCGCAGACGGCGCGCATGATCAAGTGCCAGTGCAACGAATGCGGCGCGGTCTGGCGCATGAGCGGCACCGTCATCGCATCGGCCATCGGCGAGTTGTCGTGCCCGGTCTGCCACACCCAGGAAGAAGGAGCGGTCAATGTCGGCGGTTGACGTTTACACGCTGCGCCTGACGGGCGCCGACGCCGAGGTGGTGCGCGTGGCCCTGGTGCTGCGGGCCGCTGCCCTGGAGGAGGAGGCCAAGCAGTTCGTGCCCCTGGGGGCCAACCTGCGGCGGCACATGGACACTGCCGTGGGCCTGCGCCGGATCGCCGAGGCGGTCCATGAGCAGACCCTCGACTACATGCGCCAGCGGACGTACTGACATGGCCCACCTCAGTCGCAGCCTGACCCGCTTCAACTTCGCGCCCGGTGGCCCCCGGCCACCGCTGCGGACCTGCTGCGAACTGGCCGAGGAACTGGGCACGACGCCGATGGCGCTGGGCAAGGCCCTGCAAAAGGCTGGCATCCAGCCGCTGATCGACAACCGCAAGGTGGGCGCCGCCAACCGGGCGGTCTGGTACGACCCGCGCATCGTGCGCGCCTTCTGGAAGGAGAAAAATAGCGCTTGACAGTCACTTGTAGCCCTGGGCTATAATACGCCCAGGGATTCACCCTGACCGGCCCAGCCGGGTAACCTGAAGAAGGAAGATGAAGATGAACAACGCCGTGATCGCCCCCTCCAGCACCGCCACCGGCCAACTGGTTGACCGCTTCGGTCGCCTCAAGGCCGAGGCCTCCGACATCGCCACCGAGCTTGACACCATCAAGGACGTCCTGATCGAGCGCGAAGGCGAGAGCAAGCTGGAAGGCGAACTGTTCCGTCTGGCGCTGTCGAACACCCTGCGCTCGACCACTGACTGGAAGGCCGTCGCCCTGGCGATGGCGAAGAAGGCCGGTGTGTCCGACAAGGTCTTCGACAACGCCGTGGCGCTGAACACCAACTGCACCGCGATCTGGACCGCAAGGCCCGCCGCCCGCGTCACCAAGTAGCCAACCCCCGGCCCCTTCGGGGGCCTATTTCGTTACGGAGAATTCATGTCAGGACACGCACCCTTCCCACCGTCTGCCGCCAAGCGGTGGATGACCTGCACCGCCAGCTTCGGGCTGTCGCTGCAAGTGCCCGAGCAGGCATCGAGCAGCTACGCCGACGAGGGTAGCCGTTTACACGATCTGGCCGCGACCTACCTGACCCGCGAAGACGGCGCGACGACGATGTGCGCCGAGGACTACGCGACCCTCAAGCCCTACCTGGAGTACGCCAGCAAGCGCATGAAGGACGCCGTCGTCAGCCGGGTCGAGGAGCGCATCGAGCATTCGCAACTGCTCAACGGCACCGCCGATCTGGTGATCCTGGAGAAGATCGCCAAGGTGGGCACGCTGCTGGAGGTGGCCGACCTGAAGACCGGGGCAGGCATCATGGTCGATCCCGTGGACAACCACCAGATGCTGACCTACGCCTACATGCTGCTGTCCAAGCTGATCTGGCGCGGCGAGCGCCAGCCCGACATCATCCGGCTGACCGTCGTGCAGCCGCCCAACGAAGCCGAGCCCGTGCGGTCCTGGGATACCACCTCCAGCGTCGTGCTGCGGCACGGTGCAGCCGCCGAGGAGGCGATCACGATGGCGGTCACCGGCCAGGGCGAGTACGTCGTCGGCGATCACTGCCGCTTCTGCCCGGCGAAGTCGATCTGCCCCAAGCTGCGCGGCGAGATGGTCGAGGCCCTGGGCGGTGCCCTGCCCGCGACGATGACGCCGCTGGCCCTGTCAAGCTGGCTGGACCGCGCTGACCGTATGGAGGCCTTCATCAAGTCGCTGCGCGAGACGGGCCACGAGGTGGCCTCGCTGGCCGCTCGCCAGGGCAAGCCCGGCATCCCAGGCTGGGGCCTGAAGCCCAAGCGTGCGATGCGGCAGTGGGTCGATGAGGAGAAGGTGATCGCCTTCGCCCGCCAGCGCAAGATCAAAATCTGGCAGGACAAACTGCTCTCGCCCGCGATGGCCGAGAAGGAGCATCCCAGCCTTCCGAAGGAGTTGCGCGACATGATCGTTGCTGTATCCTCCGGGATGAATCTCGTCAGGGTTGAAGACCAGGGCGAGGTTAAGCAGGCCGAGGATGGATCGAAGATGGAACGTCTGATGGCTAATTTTGACTTGATGAAACACAGGAGATGAGCAACATGGCTACGAACGGCAAGAGCAACGGTGCGATGGTCACCTTCGACGCGAGCAAGTTCCAGGCGAGCGTCAACAACATGACCCGCAGCGTCGGGGGTCGGGCTGACTTCCTTCGCATGGACAAGAGCGGCGACTGGTACTTCGGCAAGGACGATACCCCGGTGGGCGAGAAGGACTTGATCTACATCGACCCGATGGGATCGGTCCACGGCTGGCAGTGCTGGGCCGACACTGACCTGGACGGCGTCAACGCCGAACTGCTGGGCGACAAGGTGGTCCCGGCCTTCGACCCCCTCCCCGAGATGCCCGATCAGGTGCCGAAGAACGGGCGCGAATGGACCGAGATGCGTGGCCTGTCGGCGGTGCTGGGCGATCACAAGCTCACGTACACGACGACGTCGCTGGGCGGCAAGGAAGCCGTTGCAGCCCTGGGCGTTGCCCTGCGCGAGCAGTACGGCACCGACAAGACCAAGCTGGTGGCCGTCGTGAAGCTGTCCAGCGACTGGTACAAGCACAAGAAGTACGGCAAGACCTACGTGCCGGTCTTCGACATCGTTGACTGGGTCGCGGGCCCGCCCCCGGCCACCGAGGCGGTGCCGATCAGTCCCGCCGCCAAGGCCAAGGCCAAGGCTGAAGTTGCGGGCAAGACCCCGGCGAAGAAGACCCCCCTCAAGCGCCCAGCCGCCCGCTGAAGTACCGAGGCCCCGGGCTGTCCCGGGGCCTTTTTCGTTACTGGTAGTTAAGCCCGGAGCTTCACAATGAACCGCACCCCCATCCTG